GTATAACCTGTTAATTGTGACACCTTGCCTAGTGCGTTTGGTATTACTTCAAGATTGTCTTTAAGTTTACGGTCTGAGTATGCTGTGATGTTTGCAGTTGCAGTAAAGCTACCATCATCGTCAAATGTAAATCTTGTCGTTGAGCCGTCACGAATGTACCAATTACCTATACCTGCATTAAGGTCAGTGTACATATGAGTGCCGTTGGTGAAAAACTCAACATCATTACCTGTCCCAAAATATATAACATCATTATCGTCTAGTGCTATATTGCCCGCAGTTGTTATTTGTAGTGTCCCTACATTAATATCACCTGTAAATGTCGCACCTGTCAGCATTGCAGCCCCTGCTGAAGCAACATTTGTAGCATCTGTAACATCTGCCCCTGCTTCAATACCGTCTAGTTTGGTTTTGTCACCATTAGCAAATGCACCATCACTTGGTTTTTCTTGCAATGTAGATATAGTGACACCCTTGACTCCTGCAAGGTCTGTCAATTCACTATCCATCAATGCACCTGCCGCAGTAACATTCGTTGTATCTGTTACATCTGCACTCGCCTCAATGCCGTCTAACTTAGTCTTATCCCCATCTACAAAAGCACCTTCAACGGGTTTTACTTGAAGGGTTGAAATAGTAACACCTTTAACCCCTGCTAGGTCTGTTAGCTCTGAGTCCATCAAAGCACCTGCGGCAGTAACATTAGCTGTGTCAGTAACGTCCGCACTTGCTTCTACCCCGTCTAACTTAGTGCCGTCTGTTGCAACGTCACGACCATCTACTGTGCCATCTACAGTTATGTTACCTTGTAAGTAAGCATCTTTGTATTTCAGTGAAGCTGTACCTAAATCCAGTGTATTTGTTGTTTTAGGATTTACATTAGTACCACTAACAACAACATCCTGTGCCGGACCTACTACAGTAACCGGGCCACCTTCTGCTGCCGTACCATCGTGGGTATGCCCCGAAGTGGAAAACGCAGATTCTACTGCATCAAATTCGCCATCAAGGTCTGAAGCATTGACAACATTGCCATCTGCAATATTGTTACTAGTATCATTACGTGTGTAACCTGTACCCATTTTATTTACCTTCTATCGTGTGTTGCATACTCAGTTGTTAGTGCATCTAATGAGTATGGGGGGTCTGTTCCATCGGATTCAAATTGAAAAGAAACTGCAAAGCCAGAACCTATAATTTGAGACTCAAATAATTTTAATAGCTTTGCTCCGTACACAGCTTCTCCATATACTACTTCTCCGTAAAAACCGGAAGTACCTCCAGTGTTTGTAAATGTAATTGGAGTAGGCTGAATAGTTCCTTGCGTATCAAAGTCTAATTTTAAACTTACATCAAAATTTACACTTCCTTGTGGGTCCGTGTAAAGAAATAATTTGTAGAATGTCTTACGTACTCTAGCATCCTGCATTGGAAAGTGTGGTGTAGCAAAAGTAGTTTGAATGTTTGTGCCATCAAAACTATTACCGGATTCCATCTGATAAAGATAGCCATCATCATTTGCAAATACAACAACTTCAGTAGCTTCATTATAGTTACTTGCAGCTACATATGCTCTTATGCCTCGTGTTTCAGCAAAGCCAGTATTAGCACCACCTTGTTCAGCAAACTGTGTAGCAATAATACCTTGAGCATTTTCCTGTGTAATATTATTGTTAAACCCAAGTAATCTGTATTGAGACTTTTCCCTAATAACACAACTAGTAAAATCTGTATTTGTAGAAATAAAGTCTGTCATATTAGATTGGATAACTTTTGAAACTGCAGCTAGTCCAAAGTCTCCAATACGGTCTGTAGCACTTAACAATCTTAAACCATCTACAGCAAGAAACATTACGTCTCCGCCAATTTCTTGTATAGTATCTCCTTCAAGACATCCAATATCACGAGTAATAGGTTGTAAATTAAAGTTAGCAATACTGCTACCTACTAGTTGGTGTATCTGTCTTTCTGTAAAGATAATTAATTGATTACGAAATACAGTAAGTCCTGTTATTACACCGTTAACATTAATAGAACCTGCACCTGCTGCTACATCAAAGGCATCGTCATCATAAGGAGCAGTAAAAGAAAGAGTACTTCCTTTGGCAAAGAACAAAGCATTTTGAAAGTTAACTACATGAGTAGCTCCAACAACATCGGAAGGGGCACTATTTAGTGCAACAAAATCTGTGTCATCATATAGCGCAGGAGGATTATGGCCATCTACTATTGCTATTTTATCTGTGCCTGTAAAATTATATTGTGTAAATCTTACTTTAGTAGCATTTTCTCTATTTAAAGAAATAAACGTAATTACTGCATCGTCTGCAGGACTACTATCAAGCGCAGGATTAATACTTAAAGTTGCTGCACCAGAAGACACAGAAGCATCTGTAACTACTGTATATACTAAGTCTACTCCGGCAATCTTAAATACATCCCCTGCTTGAGGTATTCCAGTAATGCCATCTACAATTAAACTTGTTCCAGTTTGACTAGCTCCGTTTACAAGAGGAGTACCATAATCATACGTATTTATTTTTGTAAAGCCACTGCCTGTTGTTTCAAACACATCTGCATTTTTAGCAACAATAACTTTACCTTCCCAACTTGCTACACCAATAGCACGATAGTTAGATGTAGTGCTTGTGAATGTAACTACTGCAGCATTTGCAGGGCTTGTAGCAAGGCTAGTTGTTAGTGTTAATGTAACCCGGTTATTTGTAGCATCAAATGTTACACCGCTTGATGCGATTGTGTAAGTACCTGCTACACCTGCAATGGTAAATGTATCACCTGCTGCAGGAGAAGTATGTATAGCACCTAGAATAAGTGTAGTGCCAGTTTGACTTGCTCCATGTACAACAGGCTCACCATATGGTGGAATAATATTACTGTCATACTTATCGTAACCTTCGATACGTCTATAGCCACCTTCAATAGATGGTTCATAGTTACGAAGAATACGAGCAGAGCCGGGTGCGTTTATCCCTTGCTGTAAAGGGCTTAAGTTAGTAATTAAACCGCCACGAAACTCTACTGGGTAGGTTTGCCATTTATCCATTATAGAGGAAGCCTTGAGTTATTCCTACTGCCTCCACCGGTATTCTGTGGAATAAGGTAAGAACGTAAATAACTATACCTATTAATTAACATTGAACGCATACTCTTAATGCCATCTTCAAACTTTTCTTTAGCAACTAACGCATCCTGTGTATTGCCTCTAAACAAGTAGGCGTAGTGCATAGCACCATCCACAATAATATGTCTAAATCTTTCCGGTATGGGTGGAACATCACTATATTGTTCCATATCTACAGGAATACGGTAGTATTCGTACACTACACTATATGCTTGATTAGGTACTGGAGTTACTATATATTCTAGTGAAGGTGCTTGGCTCACTCTTTGTGGTACACCTTGACCGCTTGTTGTAGCTTCGCTATTATACTCTTGGTCAACGAGCTTGTCAAGATATTCTTCATAAGAAATAATTGGAAGCTTAACCGTAGAGTTACCTAAAGTAGAGCTTTGCTTAATTCTAAAACTATCAAAGTCTATTACCTTGGCATCTGCAGGAAAAGGATACCGGGTTACACCTATAGAGAGTGTGTCTTCCTGTTCTACGTGATTAAAAGGCCACTCATACTGTGATTGATTTATGTATCTAATAGAAGAAGTAACAGCATCTTTTGCTTGACCGTAAAAGCCAGTAGCACCTGCAAAGTTAGAAGAGGTAAGTTCTACTTCGTTCAATCGTCTGTTGATGTCATTTACTAATCCAAGAAAGTTGTATGCCATATGATTACTTCTCTCTTACTCTAAGTTTGATTGTTCTTTCTGCAACACTGCCTGTACTATCCGTCATAGCACACGTAAAAGTATACTCTCTATTATTAACTCCGCCTGCTAAGTTAATTGTAGCTACTGTACTGGTAGTCGTTTGAGCAACATTTTGTATGCTGTCAGTAACTGAACCGCCAGAAGCAGTGGTTAAATCTTGTCCTGCAGCAAGTACAGTTTTACCAATGTTATCTGTTTTAACGTACCATACAACAGAAGCAAGAGTAGCAGTATCTAAAAACCTAGACCAATCTACACTGTAGTCTAGTGTTTCGTCTTTATCTTTAATGGGCCAACGGTATGACATTAGTATAACTCCGATACATATACAGTACGTTCTTCTGAAGAAGACTTTCTTTCTATGTATATTGTTCTGTTTTGAAAAGGTATTAGTACAGTGCGTTCAGCTACAGTAGACATTAAAGTGACCTTGGTATTAAAATTGTTCTAGTAGGACTATATACACTAGCTTGAGCTTGGAAATCAAAAGAAGTAGCACTTTGAGTAGTTGTTCCTATTGATATTGTCCCATCTATACCTGCAATATTTAC